GATGGATTTGGTGCAAATAGTGCAGCGACACAGGGCAGTGGGGTACAAGATCCATTGCTTATCAGGTTCTCTTCACAAGAAAATCCTATTGATTGGTTTCCAACTGCTACAAACACAGCAGGTGATTTGAGGCTTGGTGGAGGTTCAACCTTTGTTCAAGCCGTAGAAACAAAACAACAGATACTTGTGTTTACTAACAAAACATTACACGCCATGAAATTTATAGGCCCGCCATTTACTTTTGGCCTACAAGAACTATCTAAAAACATAACTATAATGAGTCCGTTTTCTGCGATAGCTGTTGAAGATGCCGTTTTTTGGATGGGTGTAGATACTTTTTATGTATATTCTGGTGGTCAAACAATACAGCTGCCATGCACTGTAAAAGACAAGGTGTTTTTAGATTTTAACTTTGAAGAACGAGACAAGGTCCATGTTGGATTAAACGCAGAGTTTAGTGAGATATTGTGGTTTTATCCAACTAGTTCTAGTACAGAAATAGATTCGTATGTTGCATATAATTATCAAGAAAAGGTTTGGTATTATGGAACACTTGCAAGACAAGCGTGGCTTGACAGAGGTATAAGAACCTTACCTATGGCAACGGGTGGTTCCTATTTATATGACCATGAGGTAGGTTATGATGACGATGGATCTGCTATGACATCTTTTATTGAATCAGCACCCATAGATATAGGTGATGGGGATAAGTTTGTATTCTTAAAAAGAGTTATACCAGATATCACGTTTGACGGATCAACCAGTGTTAATCCAGACGTATCCTTTACAATGAAAGCAAAGAACTTTCCAGGGTCTAACTTTAATGAAACAACGGAAGGTGCAACACAGAGATCTGCAACAAGTCCAATAGAGCAGTTTACAGAAAAGATAGACTATAGATTGCGAGGTAGATCTTTTGCATTAAGAATAGATTCTACATCATTGGGCACAAAATATAAGTTGGGTACGCCAAGAGTTGACATACGAGAGGATGGTAGACGATAATGTTAATAACTAGTATTCCTCAATATATACAAGGTTTAACAAATGCAAAACTTGACTTAACTAATACAGATAATACAGTTTTATATACTGCACCAAGTGATGCAGACTTTAATGCGTCTATTGTGGGATCAATAGTAGTGTCTAATGATTCTGGCAGTGCTGATACAATAACAGTAACACTTGTTTCTGGATCAGATATTTTTAGTGTTTTTAAATTAGAAGAAGTTGGTGCAGTAAGCACAAAAGAGTTATTATTAAAAGACTTAATTTTACAAGGTGGAGAAATATTAAAAGTGCAAGCTGCAACTGGGGGAAGACTTCATGTTGTGGCAAGTATCCAAGAACTATCGAAGACAAGAGTAACAACAAGTGCGTTAGCGCAGATATAGTATTGAATAAACTTATTATTTAAGGTAGACTATGAAACATGGACCAAGCGCTTAAAAAAGAAGAGATACCTGCAGGCGGCATTGCGGACTTTGTAATGACCGATGAGCAGATAGAGCAACTGGAGGCCGAAGAGCTCAAAGAGCAATTTGGCACTAATGGTATTGCGCAGTTCTCGGATGTTGGCAAGAAGATGGCTAACTTTGGTCGTTATGGTGATGACACTGTAGCTCACGTTGAAACAGGCGAGCTCATCGTCCCACGGGCCTTGATTGAGAAGAACCCAGAATTAAAAGAAAGTATATTTAAACATCTAAGAGAACTAGGTGTAGAAGACCCTGAGAGATATGTTGTTGGTGAAAATAAAAATAGTGTGAACCCAAGCACAGGATTACCAGAGTTTTTCTTTAAGAAATTGTTTAGGTCTATAAGCAAAGTAGCCAAAGGTGTTGGAAAAGCTTTAAAGAAAGCGGCTCCATTAATTATTCCTATGGCTATTAATTACTTTGCTCCAGGATTAGGCACAGTTATGTCAGGTGCACTTGGTGCAGGAATTGGAACTTTAGTTCAAGGTGGTAGTGCAAAAGATGCTTTTAGATCGGCTGTATTAGGGGGTGCTACAGGAGCTGTGACTGCAGGACTTTCTGGACCTAAAACAGGCCCTTCAGGATTTCTTGATAATATCGCAACTGATATAGGAACAGGCACTTCTAGTGTAAAAGCAGCCTTTCAAGGTAACTTTGAACCGTTACAGGGCACCACACAACCTAATATCAGAGATTTGTTTAGTGAAGAAACAAAGGTTTCTGGAGATACAACTTCTAATGAATTTGTTTCAAGAAGAGATGCGAGTTCTGGTTTTGAGGGTGCAGGAATGAAACCTGTTGGATCAAAGATACCTACTGTAAAAGGAGACCCTTATGCTCAAATTGGAACAGGTGGCACAGATATTTATCCCGCTATAGGTGGAGAATCTGCGGCCCAAGTGCCTTACCAAAATATTTCAAATCAAGACTATGGTTTTCAACCAATAAAAAATATGAGGCTTAACAATCCGCCGAAAGGAACTATTCCTTTTATAGACTCTTTTAATCAAACACAAGCAGGATTTGGTTTTGATGCGGGAACAACTACAGGGTCAGGCTCTACTAGCATGTTTGACAATGTTAAGAATTTTATGATGCCTTCAGATGTAAGTTATGTAGATATTTTAAAAGAACAAGGTATAGACCTTAAAAATGTAACAGAGGCTCAAATAAAAGTAGCTAAACAAATGGCTGCAGATCAAAGCCCAGATTTTTTAAGAAAGTATGGCCCAAGTCTAGCACTAGCCACGGCAGCTGGAGCAGCTGGAGGTTTTTTTGATACACCTGAAGAAGAGGAATTAGAGCCTATTAGAACAGGGTTAGACGTATATAAAGAAGATCCTACAAAATATGATGTAAGAGATTTAGCCGTGTCAGGCTCTACGGGGGATACTACATCTCCTACTAGTTACGGCTTTGAGTATAATCCATATCTATTTTCTAAAAAACCTTTTCAAACAGTTGCCGAAGGTGGCGAGATATTTCCAAGACGAGTAGGTGGTATTATGCCTGATGAAGGTATACCAAACAAAGATAGCGTAAGAGCTATGCTAATGCCTGGAGAATTTGTGATGACTACCGATGCTGTTAAAGGTTTAGGTGGCGGTGATATGAATAAAGGTATAAACAATATGTATAGCGTCATGCGTAATCTAGAACAACGTGGAAAGGCGATGGCATAATGGCAACAGAAACCGTCATACAACAGGTTGGTGAAGCTCCTGAAATAGAAGCCTATAGAATTGGTCTACTTGAATCTGCAAAAAAGTTAGCTGATAAAGGCATAACATTACCTACACAACAGGTAGCAGGATTAACGGGATTACAAGAAGCCGCTAGAACTCAAGCTGAACAGGGCTTAGGTGCTTTTATGCCATATATTCAATCAGGTGGTCAGACTTTAGGAACAGCTGGTCAAACACTTGGCGGGGTTGAATCCGCTTTGAGAGCTGGTGCGGGTCCTGTTACAGCTGACATGACTGCAAGATATATGAACCCTTATCAACAGGCTGTGTCAGATGAAATAAACAGAGCTTTTGACAGACAATTAGCAGGCAGCGCCGCGGGTGCTGTAGGATCAGGCGCGTTCGGCGGCTCACGGGCCCAGATAGCCTCTTCTGAAATAGACAGAAACAGAGCGGCTGCTTTGGCACAAGCTCAAGCGCAAAACTTTATGCAGGCTCAAGGTGCAGCAGAAAGAGAATTAGCCCGACAAACACAACTTGGACAAGGGATAGCAGGACTTGCAGGAGAGCAAGGTCAGTTAGGTTTAAGACAGGCTGCTTTAGGCGAAACGGTACAAGGTCTGGGTCAAAGAGATGTAGAGGGCGCATTTAAGATTGGTTCTCTTTTACAAGCACAAGATCAGGCAGAATTAGAGGCAAAAAGACAAAGTGATTTATCTCAAATGTATGAGCCTTATCAAAGATTAGGATTTTTGTCTGATGTTTACAGTAAAACACCTACAACACAACAAACTATAACACAGTCCACGTCACCTAATGTGTCACCATTTCAACAATATCTAGGATTAGGTATTGCTGGATTGTCAGCAGGTGCTGGAGCAGCTAAAGCGGGGTTATTCGGATAATGAATAGAAGTGTAATGCAACGACAGATGTTTGCAGGAGGCGGAGCCGCTGGGTTGAAGCCTATTCCAGAGGATGCAAAGGGTTTACAAGCACTTTCTCGTGCTAATCCTGAAGCAGTTAATAATATGGGGTACAAAGCCATGGCAATGGGCGGGGATCCAATGATGCCACCAGAGGGTATCATGGCCACAGCCCCTGCGATGGGAGCATCTTCTCCAGAAATGATGGCAGAGCAGGGTGCTAGGATGATGGATACTAATACGGTGGCCTCCATGATAGAAGGAGCAGAAGCTGCAGGGTTTTCTGATCCAGAGGCTGCAGGCAGCTTTGAAGAGATGATGAACAGTGTGTCAGCAGACAATAAGAGTTCTGAGGAAAGACGAACAGATTTAGCAAGCATAGTTGGACCAGAGGATGCGGGTCAAACACCAGAAAGTGTTTTGGCTTTGGTTACTCCAGTGGTCGAACTAGCCCTAGTTGATCAAGGCATAGGACCAATGGCCCAAGAGCAGATGAACACTCCTGTCGAAGGTGACATGGGTGGAGGCATTATGACAATGGCAGCTGGAGGAAGTATGGGGGTTGGTAACGAGCCACCCGTAAATTTTAAGTTAGGCGGCGAGG